TTAGGAATCCTTCCTTTCTGTTGGTTCTGTTGGGTCAGTTGATTCAGTTAGTTCCGCACCGCGTTTTGTCGCCCGCTCCATCTTCGCTCGCAGCTCGCTTTCGATCAGCTTGACGACAGCCTGGGGAATCCATTTGCCCCAGCCAGCGCGGTAAGCATTGGCCGTCAACGACTGCCAGGTGTGATAAATCAGGCCTAACGTAATGGCGTAGAACAGCAAGCCAGGCAATACAAACATTTGGTCAAACAAATTCGCTATCACCGGCAGAGCCAGGAGGAACATAGTGCGTGGCACTCCTTGCCGAATACCATATTCCGAAGAATATGTTTTATCTTTTTTTGCTGCCGCGATCCCTGTAATCCAATCCATCGCAGTTACAGCAACGAGCAGGATAATAGGGATTAGCCTATTAGGCCCGTAGAACAATCCAATCCAAGGGGCTAAAAATCCTCCAATCATGGTGACTAGTTTCGTACTTGGTGTTACATCAACCATAAAAATTTGCTTATACATGTCTCTCATCCTTTCTTTTCCAAAATAGCCCCACAGATGCGAAATTTGATAAAATAATTAAATTACCCTCGCATAATATGCTATATTGATCAAGCAATAGAATAGGCTTAAAGTTGATCAGATGCCTCTTTAAAAGAGAGGGATGCCTTTTGATAGTATTCGAAACAATCATACTCATAATCATGCTTACCTTTTGTTATCTAATCGCGGCGCTCAAAGAACTGCTGTTCAATAAAAAAACAGACCGCCCTTGGTCAAAGGAGCGGTCTGTTTTTCGTTATCCATCGTTTCGAAACTTACGGTCCTTAACCGCGGCTATTGCGCAGTGAGTCGTGTTACAACACGGCTATCTTTGCATTTTACGATGTTCCTGTTTTTATTATCACACAACTGGGGTTCCACCCCTTTAGTTGCCTTGGCTTGGGTTAATGAATATACCAATTACGTTCCCCTAACAATTAATAAACTGCTGCCCCACATTCAGGCAGTGAATCATTCGCCTGCTGCATTTTACTAAAGGCCATTGTCAAATTGATATTGGACACTTTCACGCAAAGCAGCGAGAGCCACATGTCCTTTCGCCCCTTGCTCTTGAATGCAACGTTCCTGCTTAATTCCTGTCCACAATTTCTACTAACAGGTTCGTTTCTCCTTCAAACTTTAGAGCATAGCCAGTACGGACTACAGTAACTCCATTATGAAATGTATGACTTAACGGCACCACCAGACTACGACTACCTCCGCCGCTTATACGTCAGATGAGATACACTAAGTTGACGGTGTTGCCATCTTCGCCAATTATGCGGCCAGAATGGATGGCGAAGTTTTGAATTTTAGGCATGCATATCCTCCTTATGAACTGAAATACGGTACATTTAGACTAGACTTGACAAGTAAGTCGGTGAATGAGGACGTACCGCCATTTACGTTGTTATTTACCCAAAGCATGAATTGAATCTTGTCCCCGGTAGTTAATGTCAGGGATTCCGATCTGTTAATGCCGTAGTAGTCATTCGTACTCCACAAATTCCCGTATGCCAACCCGTTTCTGTAAAGTTGTACGTATGACGTGACAGCAACGTTATTGGAAAGCTGTTTGAACTCGAATTTAAAAGTCCCACCCCTTGTAACCTCAAATACAGCTCCAACCACTGGAGACATTGAAGACGTTGTTCTCGCACTTGTGTATCTCGTCTGTACAATATCACCCGCATTATAAGCCCACTCCGCTAGTGTCCCTGTGATCCCAAAAATCGTTATACCGTTCTTAATGTTAGGACTCCACAAATCCGGCTCAGCTGCTTGTAATTGAGCCACACCGATGCGCAACTCACCGTTGTAGTAACCGGGAGATAAATATGCTGCCAAGTCTCCATTTCCCCACTGAGCCGTGCTTGTAGGCGCTTGGACTCCAGCCCTTGACGACATTGTGCCGGTCACTATTCCCGTCTCTGTTCCGATTGACTTTCCCTCCAACACATCAGCAGCAATTGCCGTTCCATACTCACCCCCTTCACCCTGTAATGTAAAAGCCGCGCCATTATAAATAAGCGTATAAATTGAGCTTGCTTTGAGCAAGCCAACTGTCGGTGCGCTGCCGGAAGGCTTGACGATTGCTTTTGCGCCTAATCCGTTAATATTAAGTGTTGGACTAGCTCCGTTAGCTGCATGCAGTTTGATTGTTACGCGCAAGCCCTCCGTAAGCGCCGAGACTAGCCCAATAGCAGCCGTGTAAGCCGATCCTGTGCCACTTGTTGCACCATATCCAAAATTTTGAACCGTATCCAGCCTTGCAATATCATCAGAAGCCATTGGTGCAGCGACCTTTGCTCGACCATTCGCATCCCGCAGAATTGTTCGATTAGCTGTCGCCGCCGTATCTGGCCTCATATTAATCCAATTAGGCGTAAATGCCAGATCGGCTGCCGTCGCGATTGCCCCTGTGTCAAAATACTCCACGGAAGCAGTTGTGTGATTAAAACGAATACCCCGAGCACCTAGCGATGAATTCGTATTGCTATAGCGGTATTCGTTGTTGTGAGCGGTGTAGCAATTCTGAGCGAACAAAGCGTATCCCGTACTATTCGCACTCATATCTGCCCAAGAACCTGCACTAATCTCCCGCGCTGCTGTTTCCACGAACAAAGCCCCCGTCATTTTGCCACCAGCTTGGTCCAATTTCTCCCCATGCAGCTCCCCAATCGCCCCAGCCGCATCCTTCGCCTCCGTCGGTACGGTCGACATATCCCCGATAGCCGCGGCCTGATCGTTCACTTCCTGACCCAGCTCATTCATATCTGTCTCGGTCACGATATCATTAAATTTCCAATCTGTTTTAGCCATGTTTATGTTACTCCTCCTTCACAAAAATCGTTTGAATCATTAGTGTGTCCGCTGCAATCGGCAGGTTTACGCTGCTGTCGCTGACAGTTCCGGCTGCATTTTTCAGTTCAATGCGAGTGACGGTATCGACCGCGCCATCAGGAATCAAATAATTCAGGCTGAGCACGCTATCGCTGACCGATTTCACAATAAAATCTGTAATCTCATAAGCTCCGCTATTCAGCACAACCTTCGTAATTTTTGAATCAATAAACTCCGCGACCTCCTGCTTAAACGTTGATGTAATCACTTCACAATCACCTCTGCTTCCCTATCTGTAAATGGCGTAACGCCGAGCTCCCAACTGCCGAGCCTAGTGTTCCGAACTAGAGGAACTCCAACAATTCGTTCTTCCAAAACAAAGCCATCCCTAATCGCCGTTTGCTGACGATAAACGATATTGGCTGGCTTAATGGCCGAAACGGTCCGCTCAACTTCTTTGAAAATATTGGCGTCATCTATTGCCGCTGTCACCGTCAAAATAAAGCTCTGCACATCAACAGCAGCGATGCCGCGTCCCCGCCCAACCAGATAATCCAACCGCTCCTGCAAATACCTCATCGTAAATGGAGGCTTGGTCGAATAACGATTGACGATCCGTCTCCGGCGAAAATCAATACTCTCCGCATTCGGATCAGCTTGAATGCCCAGCATGCGCTCCCTGCGTTTAATAGCGGGCAGGCTCGCCGTCATTACAAACCCGTCATCCAGTTGCTGCAGCTGTGCCTGCTCCAGCAGAGCCAGCTCCACATCTTCCGTGGCTGCGAGCTTAATGAATTCCTTAATGTCCGCATACAGCTCCGGCCAATAGGATGAAACCGGCTTAGTCATGCACAACCACCGTCCCCAATAACGGGATTTCATCCTCAGCCAAAGCTAAATTGGCTGCAGCTCCGTTTAGCTTTGTGCCAAGTACATCCACCACTCCGGAAACGGTCAAAATCCGTGCCTCGATTTGAGCAATGCGAACAGTAAGCTCCTGCTGATTCATCCACTCTTGACGCAGCTCTAGCAAATAAGCGGAAATTTTATCCTCAATATCGCTTTGAACCTGTCCTATCGTCCGACCCTCCGCAAGCATAACTGTTGTTTCCACGGCCACCTGCACCGCGTCGACGCCCGTTACCGTTACCTCATGTCCGATTGGCGCCATACCGAGCCCAAGTCCACTGTTGATCGTTGGATCAACGGCGGACTGAACAAGCGCAATGAGCGGTTCCGCTGGCTTTGTCCAATCCGCAGCGATAATTGTGCATTTGACGGTGCCGCCACCATTCCACACCGGGAAAATTTTCGCCCCGCCTACTCCATCAATCGAGCTGATCATTTGCTTGTAATCGGCAATATTGCCGCCAAACGCTGGCTCATTCACAACGCTGTAATACCTTGCCCGCAAAGCCTCATCCGTTTCAGCTTCTTCGCCAGGCACCAAGATTTGCGCAAGCTCGGCGCGCGCCAAACCATCAACATAAGCAAGCGGCAGCAGCGCTCCATATTTCTGATTGCCAACGATACCCGCTGTCTCGCAGGTCAATGTGAAATGTCCCGTTCCGATTTTCCCCGTTACCGTATACCTCAGATCATCGATGGCAAACCGGCTCTGCAAAGGAACATCTACAAGCTGGCCATTGCTGCCAAAAAACTCCCCTTGCCGCTGGGCGAAGGTAGCTGGCTGCCTTTCCACACCAAACTCAGCCGTTCGTCGTTCCAGCCACTCGCCCGTAGCCGTATCCGCGAACAAAAGCGCCTGATTTACATCAAGCTGCGCATACATCTCTGACAGCTCGGCAGCCGCTGGCGCCAAGGCATCATAAATCACGCTGCCCTCCCGCTTATCTACATCATCTGAAACCCGGTCCAGCATACGCTGTAAAATAAAACTGTACGTAAATGCCTCATACACGGGCCATCACCTCCTCTTTAAAGCTTCCTTCATCGGTTATTACCGTAAAACTCACCGCTGCCTTGTCCCCCTCAACCGTCAGTTCAAAATCGGTCACATCTGCTATTCGATCATCCGCCAGCAGCGCTTCAGTTATGCGGCGCTTGAGCTCAGAGCGTATATAGAGATGGGAGGATTCATTCAATAAATCCAGCTCGGAGCCATAATCAAAGCTATAGATAAAATAGCGATATCGCTCCGTTTGCAAAATTTTGAACACCGCCTGCTTAATCGCACTGAGGCCATCCGTCATGCCGGACAAACGCTTATTGGCAAAATCGATATAATATGTGCGGCTAGGCTCAATTGCCGTTTCGGTCTCCAGCCCTCCAATAATTGCACCTTGTGGAATCATGCGCTCACCCGATCCAGCACGACGAACTGTTGTCCGCCCTGAACCCGAAGCAGCAGCACAATATCACCTGGCTCCAAAGCGCGGCGAATCCGCTGCACATCGCTCACGCCTTCCGGAATAATTAAAAAATCCTCCGAAAGCGTGAAACGTTGGTCAACGTTCACTTCCAGAGGATTCGTGCCGGTTACCCGGCCGATCAACACAGCGACGGGATTGCCCGACGCATGGGCGGCAGCGCCCGCTTTTTTAATTGCATCAAGCAGTGCCATCATATCACCTTCAATTCTAATGTCATCGTATGCGCGTCCGCTTCAAGCTTGTGGGAGCATTCATCGACCAGAAAATACTGTCCAATATCCAGTTCCTCAATGACAATCGGAACGTAGGAGCCTGCCCGTACTCGCAAATCGCCAATCGCTTCAATGCTGAGGCTGCGCTGCTCCCGATTTTTCAGCTTCAGCAGTTGGTCCAGCAATTCATTAATTTGCGCACTGTTCATTTGCTCGTCGGCTACCTGATAAAATTGCAGCAGGCCCCATTTGGCGATATTCGCGCTGTCCTGTCCAATGTAGACGTCGCGCTTCCCGGTTTCTTTATTGTTTTGCACCACTTTGATTTTATTGTACGATTCACTGTCTATCGAGCTTTTGTAGCCAAAATCCGTCATCAGGCTCCAATCGCCAATGATAGAATCCGTCTTCATGTCCTCAATATTGCGTAGTGACAAAGCACCAGCTTCATCGAATAATACAAAATTGCCCTTATCATTAATCAGCGTATAGTCGAGCGCCTTGCACATAATATCCAGCAGCTTTTTGTTATCCTCCACCATAGAAGGAATGACATACTCCGTCTCCGCCAGCGTTCCTATTTTCAAGCCCGTATCCTCAGCAATTTGCTTAATCATTTGGGTGGCGGTTTTATTGCTGAACACATACGTATCGCTCATTAACAAATAACGAATCTGGTCATGCGCCTTGATCGTGACACTCTCATCCCTGCCGAAATTGTATTCAAACACATAGCCGTAAAATACGACCTGTCCATCCTTCGATAGCCGAACGACATCGCCATTGTTGACCGCAAACGCTTGGTGCTGATAAGGAGCGCCCTTAATAAGCGTAAAATCCAGACTCGATGCGGAGCCTGTCCGCTTCGTTTTATATGTCAGGGAAGGAACGAGATTTGTCACATTCCACACTTTTCCATTCCGGTTATCAATCAAAATTTCCAGCATCTCATCACCCCGGCAGCTTCAGCACCCTACCGATTTGCAGCTTGCGCAGCTCAGAATCGGCGATGCCGTTCAGCTTCTGTATTTCCTTCCAACGCGACTCGTCTCCAAGCTGCTTTCTGGCTACCCCAATGAGCGTATCGCCGCTTACGAGCGTGTAGGTTTTTGGGGTTTCCTTGGTCTGTCGCCCCTTCGTATCGCGTTCTTTACCGCCACTCTTCTCATGTTTTTTATTAATTTTGACGGGCCTTGCCTTGTAGAACACATACTTTTTCAGCCCCAGGCTGTATTCAATATCACCAGAGCCCGCCGCTTCCCGCCATTCAAACTTCTCAATACTGACGGCAAGATTCAGATCGAAGGAGGCGCCTGTGAAAATAAAGCGGATCGGACGCTTCTTTTTCATCCAGTCCTGGATCAGCGTCAAATATACATAAGGCTCGAGCAGCGTCTTGCTGGCGATAAACGAATAATTCGCTCCGGGAGCAGGAAAAAAGCTGTCGAAGGAAATCTCCGTCAGCTTTGGGCTTTGAATCACATTGATTTCTCCAAGACCGGATACGTCATAAGTTTTGCCTCCGGTAGCGTCGCTAATTTGCAGCTCGGCAGGATTTACCGGCAGTTGAAAGCCGCTTTTCTGATTGTCATAGCTGAGCCAAATACCGTAATCATGATGCTTGTTCGTAATCATTAAGCATACACCCCTTCCGCCGACGAAGCGATTTGCTCATTCAACGAACGCTCAATTCGGTTAATAATGGTGTCAATATCCGTACCATTGTTGATGTCACCGGTTTGTACGCTCACGGTCGGCTGGAGCGATACGAAGTTTTGAATGTTTTTCATCTCCGCAAGCTCGCGCATCGTCTTAAGATCCTCGCTGGCGATGTCGACGGTGTCGTTAACCTTGCCGACTTCATCGACTTTGTTTACATTGGCAATGTCAGGTGTCATGCCAGCTCCCATGCCGGCTGCTGCTCCAGCGCCGTTGTTTCCGCCTGGCATATCTGTGCCACCTGGCGTTTCAGCAGTTTTAGGCTGCGTAAAGCCTCCACCTAGATCAGTGCTAAAATCACCCAACTTATCAGTCATGCTTGTAGTCATATTTGATCCTACATCAAAGCCTGTTTTAAACGAATCTCCTAAATCCAAATTCTTCATTCTTTTTCCAGAAAAATCCTTGACATCTTCTTCAGACGTCGGCTTAAATTTTTCAAGAGCATCACTGTCAATCTTCGATATTATTTCATACTCTTTTCCTGTCAAACTATTAACCTTTTCTATAATCCAGTTGATCCCATCTATAAAACCATTTATAAAAGTATTAAAATACTCCATTAACCCCTTGAGAATATTATAAACCAAATTTTGAATAGCATACCACGGATCAATGAGAAGATTAGCTATGAATTCCATGAAAGAAACAATAGCATTCCAAAAAAGTGCTATAATATTATTAATATATGCGAACATTGCATAAAAGATACCTACTACAAATCCAACTATATCCGCAACTGTCCCTCCGAAGGCAATGACAGCTGCTATTAATAATCCCACTACTAAAATAACGGCTAGAATCGGTAAATTCAACATTAACCATCCCGCTACCTGCATATAAAGAGGAAGCAGCATACTATATAATCCTGCAATCATAGTAGGAAGCAAAAAGACTGCGGCTGTTAGTAACATCGCAGCAATTGCTGGCCAGTAAGTTATTATATTTGTTACTACCCATAAAGCTGCATCCCCCAGCATGACAAAGAGTTCTGCTGCAAAGCTTAATCCGGCTCCAAGAATATCAAAAAAGCCTTGAAGCTGTCCGCTATTAAAAGCTTCCTGAATCCTTGCAATTAATGGGGAGAGGACATCCAACGCCCCCATTCCTGCGTCAGCCAAGGAGGTTTTCAAATTACTAACAAGTGTATTGATTTGACTTTGTGGACTGCTATACACAATATCCAATCCAGCTTTTCCGAGATTTGCATTTTCAAAAACTTGATTAAGGCCAGCCAAAAAACCGTCCATATCGCCATTATTAATGTATGCTTGCGGATCGAAGCCCTGTGCTGCTTCTGAAGAAATGCCGTATTGTCTCGTTAATAAGGTTGTATCGCCGTTCATCGCAGCTTTTATGGCCTCACCCGACTTGGCAGTACCTCCTTCATGTGGATCAAATGCGGCAAGCTGCATAGCCATAGAGGTCATCTTCGTATATTGCTCCATATTCGCTGCCATTGGCAGAAGAGTCATCGTATTTTTAAGCGCTTCAGTAGGGTCAATCCCTGCTGAAATCGCCTGATTCCTTACCGTCTCAAAAATGGCCGTGCCTTTTTCCTTACTCCCAGTACGTGCAATTAACAAATCCTTTTGAGTACGTTCGCTTAATGCACCTTTCAGGGATATTGCTGCTAGCTCAGAGGCTAATTTCAAAAGCTCCGTTTTAATTGATCTAAAAGGTGCAAGAAACGAATCATCAACCGGTATTTTAAATGCATTTTTAATATCTTTAAATGGCGTAACAAACATATTCGTCAACGGGGCTCTTAATACATTTCCAACTTCTGCTAATGGTTTAATGAACATTTTATTCAATGGGTCTTGTAATGCATTTCCTGCCGCTATTAATGGTGTAACGAACATTTTCTTCAACGGGGCTTGTAATGCACTGCCAGCTATTGCTATTGGTGTAATAAACATATCCTTAAACTGCATTTTGAATACACGGCCAACTTCTTTTAGTGGCGACATTATCCCTTCTTGTGAGGGCATTTTTACATTGCCACCTTCTTTTAGAGGCGCAGTTAACATATCCTGTAACGACTTTTTGAATAGATTACTAGCACCTTGTAGTGGTACAAGGAACATATCCTTCAACGGCGAATTTAATACATTGCCAATTTCTTTTAGTGGCCCAAGTAAGAAATCCTTCAACGGCATTTTTGATGCAGTTATTCCATTAAGAATACCAAAAGCTTTAGAACTCTGCTCTGTAAAAGTAGAAAACAATTTACTCAATCCCGGCACACCCGAACTGCTGCTCCTTGCAGCAGTCGCATTGAAACTAAACAACATTTCAACAAGCGTTGAAACTACACGCTTCATCTCATTCATCGTCTTATTAAGCTTAGAAAACTCCGCGGCTGCAGCTGACATTTGATTAGTAGATGCAGCGCTGGACTGTGCCATAAACATCAGGGTGCTTTTCAACTGATCCATCATCTTAACTGCGCCAGCGGCGGCGCTGGCATCCAAATTTATCGTACTCGCCATCCTTCCACCTCCTTACAGAACAAAAGCGCCCTCTAATAGAGAAGCGCCGTCCCGCTAACTTTCATTATTTCTTCTTCATCTTAGCTCGCTGCTTTTTCTCACCCTCGATGCGGACATCGATCATCGCGTAGATCGCCGCTTTCTCGCGGCGCGACATGCTCATTAGCTCATGGGGCAAAATACGAAGCTCGTGGAGGGCGTAGTAAGCGTAATTCGCTTCACCGTCGCCCTCTTTAATTAGTTTTTTACTTCATCGGCCAGCTCATTCAGACTTTGATTAAAGCCGTTGATTTCCTGCACGCGCTGCACGAGCGAAGCATATTCGCCCGGACGCAGCATTTTGCGGAGCAGATGTTCAGCGCCCATCGTACCGTACGATTTTTGCAGCTCGGCATCCTTCAAGCTCGGATATTGAATGCTGCTTACGACCAGCTTGGCCAAATATTCATCCGTATTCGTCTCCGGCACGAAGGTGCCATTTTTGCCTTTCACTTTGCGGGTTGCGGATTTGCGGCATTCTTCATTTTCCGCCTCCGTCATGCTGCGCAGCTCCCAGGCAACCGGATTGCCGTCTGTATCCTTGAATCGCTCGGACACGACGAATTTCTCCGTCGCCTCCGCAGCTGTATTTTGCGCAAAAAACAAGCTTAAGTCACTCATTTGCTACCTCCATGGATTGGGTTTATTGGGATAAAGCTATTTTATACGCGTGCTGGCGCTTTGAAGCTTTCGGCAATATCGACGCCGTCGAAAGTGAACTCCAGCTCTTCCTCGAGCGCTTCGCTCTCTGTATCGAGCTTGCCGATAATGACCTTGTTCAGGTTGACGTTGTACAGCACAACCTCTTGGCGGCCGATCGTCGAAGTCGGATCTTCATTAATGATGTGGACATCAAAGTTCGTATCAATGCCCGTTTTCACGTAGTCGAGCATCATTTGGCGGAATTTCGACGTCACATAATACACCGTCATGCTGCCGGTACCCGACCAGCCCGTCGCTTTATGCTGCAATGCGCGATGACCCAGCGTCTTAATTTCCGCTTTCGTCTTCTCCACGCTTGCTTCAAGCGTTTTAATATAGAACATTTCCTCGTTTTGACCGTTGATTTTCGCATAAGCGCGTCCCTCTTGCCCCGAAATCGTATCTCCTGCATGCAAAAATGCCATATTACTTCACCGTCACTTTCATGTATACTTTTTCAATGCTGTCAACCGGCTGGATGTAAACGTTAATGACGATGCTGTCGGAAGCCTCGCCCGCTTCAACCGTCAGGTCGGTTTGGGAATTAAAGTTTTGAATCGCATTGCCATCCTGGAGCAGCGTCAAATATTTCACGCATTCGCTGCGGAACAGGCTGCGGCCATCCGGGTTGTTATCGATTTTGCCGATGTATTGCGTCTCAAACAGTTTTTTCATGTCGGTCGCAATGCCGTCCAGTACGCGGATAACGCGGTTTTTCGCAAAAGAAGGATTTTTGCCTGGCACATAGGTGACCAGAGAGTTAATATCCTGCTCAACGATGACGCGGCCACCGTTCGGCGTGAACAAAAATTCGCCTGCACGTAAAGCTTGCTCAATTTGCGAATTCGTATAACGAACGTCGGCATCTACCGCACCTTCATACGCGCTATAAGTAAGAGATTGGCTCATGCTTGCGCCAGAAGTAGCGGCTGCCACCCATACGGTTGCCTGCTCGGCATTCACAGCTGTGCCGTCTTCGAGCTTGACGCCGTTTTTCACGCTAATGATACCTTCGTAATCCGATAGTGGAGCATTCGCCAGCACAACCTGAACTTTCTTGCCATCATTTTCACGCAATCTGCGGGCAAAAGCGGCATAGACCGACTTCAGCGAGCTGTCGCCAGACACAAGCGCTACGGCATTGAATTCTTGAAGCTCAACAGCTGCCAGGTAATCCAGATGATTTTGATTCGTCACCGTGCCGTTCGCACCGCCAGCAAGCACCGTACCAGCTGTCGCTTCAAGCGCGCCAGTGCCGCTGAAATCGACGTAGCGATTTGATTCAAGGCCCGCAATCGCAGCAACCGTCTGCGAATCCACCTCTTCACCCGCCAAATAAGTGACTACGTCGAATTGATCTTCATCATCCACATTGCTCTGAACAGCTACTGTAATCGCGTTACCCCGAGTACCGCCGAATTTAGCTGTAGCCACCAAACCGCCGATTGTAGCAGTCGCTTTCGTTCCTGCGTTCAAGCGGTAGAGCAGCAAAGTTTGTGCCCGTTTCAAAGCCTCACGTACGAGCAGCATTTCCGGCGCGGTTACATCATAACCGAGCACGCTGCGCAGATCGTCACCTGCTTTAATGGAAATCATCGTTTGCGGCGCACCCCAGTTCAGCGTCAGCGCCGTTGATACGATGCCGCGTTCCCCTACGTTTGCTGCCGATTGCGGCTCAGCCGCGAAATTAATGTATACCCCTGGTCTTGCTTTCGTTTGCGTTGTCCAAGTTCCTCCTGCCATGATCTACATGACCTCCTTTTGTGAATATGCTTGTAATTGCTGCTTGACCTGCTCATGGGAATAGGTGTTGTGCTCGTCCAAAATGACGTTCAGCACATCCTTCTCTCCTGCGGAATACCGCGCTGCTGCCAGCAGCTTCTGCTTGCTGTGCTTTGCTTCCAGCATGCCTTGCCGATTTTCCTGATCGTTCACCGCTGTTTCCCTCCTGTTTCCTCCAACTGGCCTTTCGGCTCTGTTCCCGCCTTCCTTGGCGATTACCAGCCTTGACGCTGCTGCTATAAAGCTTTATTCGCTTGGAGCTACATGTCCTCACCCCCTTTCACAACGAGATATTTAAATTACTTACTATTATGAAAAGAGGATTTAAAATACCTAACAGGCATCGCTTACTGCCGTTGCTCATTTGGTGACAATATCATAATAACACGGTTTTGGAGGCCATTTCGGACACTCAGCGGACACTATACGGACATAAACCGGACAATCTCGGAAACGGCTTTTTGCCGCCATCTGCGGAAGGTACGATCGACGATTCCCAGCTCCGATGCGACGAAATCAGCTGGCTTTCCTTCAATATAACGGAGCCTCAGCAGCGTCGCATATTCAGGGAAACAAGCTTCCAGCGCTTCCAGCGACTCATCGATCGTTTGCAGCTGGCGCTCCAAATCCTGCAGCTCGCTCAAACGTTCAATGACACCCTCATAACCTTCAGGCGCTGCACCTGCCCTTGCTTCAATAACTTTAGCGATTTTGCGGCTAAGCTCCTGTACGAGCTGCTCTTCATCGGCATTTCCCGGCTGAATTTGCTTCACTTCTCTTAATTGAGCCTTCGTTCCAGTCGGATATTTCGTCAAATGCGTATGTGCCAGCTGCTCCAGCTGCTGCTCCTGCTTGTCCAAGTACATATAAGAAGGAAGCCCGCGCAGCTGGCGATGAAGCTCCTGAAGCTTGTCATCCTCATATACCGTGCTCACCGTCAGACCGCTTCCAACCTTTTGCCTCTCAATCAGTTTCTTTCTGGCAGCGAGACGCTTGTACGACTTTAATTGCTCAATTGTCATTTTTTCTACGTCCATTAAAATACCCTCTTTCTATTCAATAAAGTATTTTTAATACCCTGCATTTTAAAAAAATAATAGCATCTCCACGATATTGACAATACCATCGTTAAAAGGTAAAATATAAATATAGTATTAAAAATACGTTTTTGCCGCTTAATCGGCTTATATACTCGCTTTCAAACGGTTCACTTGCTATTTTCAGTAGCATTTGCTGAATCAGTTCATAGCCGCTGTAACGACTGTGAATCTTATTATAATTGATATTTATAATACCGTCAAGTATTATAAATACCTTTTCAAGAGACGGAGGGTATTACCATGGCGATGGGAGCAAGGATCAAGCAATTGCGCACACAACGAGGATTAACACAGCAGGAAATTGCCGAACAGCTTGGCATGGGACGTTCAAATTTTGGGCATATCGAGAACGATCGTGTCGTCCCGACTAGTGAGGATTTGCAGAAAATTGCAGACATTTTGCATACGACTGCCGATTATTTGCTCGGACGCCGCGATGCGTTTGCGGAGCAGGTGCCAGACTGGGCAACCGCCAAGGACAAACGGGATTTCAAAAAAATGCTGGAGGAAGACGGAGAAGTCATGTTTGATGGCGTTCCGATGAGCCAAGGCGACCGCCAGCGTGTCATGGACGTGCTGACCGGACTATTCTGGGAAGCTAAGCAAATGAACAAACGCGCTAAAACAACAGATCATACCGAAGGGTAG